GATACACTAATTGTATTAAATATTTTTTGAGTATTGGAAATAGTAACAGTGTCATTTGCAATAACAACATCAATACCGTCTCCTTTGTTAAAGTTAATAACATCTCCAAGCTGGACATCAATACTAGGAGCCCCGTTATTAGTAGACAGTGTATAATAGTCGTTTACTAGTTTTACATTGTCGATGCCAGCATCTTTTAAAAATACTTTTCCAGCAGCAACCAAAAAATGTGCAGCTTCAAATCTCGAAATTCCTTTTTGAACGTCAGTTGCATCAAGTGCGCCTACTGTTAATGTTACTTGGGTTCCTACTTTATTAATCGCTGTAATAAGGCCGTCGTCTGATTCAACATCTAATGTATCAGTAGATAATACCAATGCTACCGGACCACCCGAGTCTCCATTTATGTTTAATCCGCCAGAATCATTATCTGCAATTAATTGGTTTATCTTGTTAACAACATATGCCCTGTTGGGAATAACGTCGTCGTCGCCTGCAATAACTTGATCTTCATAATTTAGAGTACCAGTAACACTTAATACACCAACATCTTGTCCAGCTAGAAAATTTAAGTCGTTGCCTTCGAGTGAATTAATAGATGATACATACAGTCCAATTAGGTCGCTGTCGTCGTCGTTGCGCAATGCAAACGCACCTTCGTTGGCTTGTAGAGATCCGTTGCGGAATGTGCTCAACGATTCGTCGTAAAACAATTCAATGTTAGACAATGTGCCGCGATCAATTAACAACCCTGCTACACCAAGTGTTATACCAGCGTTCTCTTCGCCGCTGTTAACTACAATAACGTTGTCACCCACTGATAAGTCTTTGGAGCTAACAGTAGTAGTGTCGCCAATAACGACTAAGTTACCTCTAATAGTAGCAGTACCTGACCCACCCATATCAAAGTCAATAGCGCCTCCGCTATTGACTTTTATCTTGTAGAGATCGACTCCGTAGTTTGTTACCTTACTTAATGCCATCTCGTATCACCTATTATATTGCAGTTAACACTAAAATGTTAGATGTTGAATCATCTTGTACTGTCCAGGTGTAATGAACATTATCAAAGTCAACTACTGTTCTGTTGTGAAACTTACGAATGTTAACACCGTCGCCTGTACCAGTGACATATCCCTTAACAACCATTTCGCCAGCATCTGGCACATCTTTGTCGACTAGAACGCAAGACCCGGCATTACCCGATCCGTCTGCTGCGTCGTTGACTTGAAATTTAGTTTCTGATCTTTGTGAAATTATTATTCCATTAACTGAAACAGCGTTTGCACCTACTTTAACTGTTGCTGGCATTGTGCCGTCTTCGGTTCCGCCTGTGGTACCGAGGTATCTTTTATTAATTGGACGTCCCATTTGTTTCTCCTATGTTGACGTTCTAGGTCTACGCGGAGGGTCTCCGCATAAGTCTGTTTGCACAGTTCTAGACACTTATATTTATCAAAAGAACAGATAGGGTCGTCAAGAGAAAAGACTAGTCCGGAGACTAGTCTTTAATAGAACAGAGAAGAAAAAGTATAAAAATTGACTAAGACAAAGTGCATACAGGCGTATCCCATTAACGGCGTGGCCAGCGGCAAAATTCAAAAAGCAAAATGCATAAGAATCATATTTCCAGTTAACAATGTGCAGGCACAATCAAGGCTAATAAGTAACTGGGTCAAGATTTGCTAAAATGAATAAATCATTGAACATATGTTTATGATCACTTAGTGATCTCAAACGGAAGTCGATTTCTTTTTCTCTTTCTCCTCTGGGTAATTTACAGTTTTCACCGCATAATTACCAAACTGTTTACAGGATACCAGCTTCTGTGAGCACTGGCAGGCTGTCTGTGTCGATTTCAATTTCGGTCTTCACATTTAATTCAAGAAGTGCGTCTTGTAGCAGCAACTTTCTCTTTTTCATGTCAACGACCTGCTTACGGAAATCTTCAATTTCGTTTCGTTTAAAAATTGATGTTTTGACCAAATCGTCGGTTTCTCCAAAGCGGTATGAATCACTTGCGCTAGAATCTCTAGCTTTAATCTTACCAAGCTTGCCACGGATTACAGAAATTTCAACTTGTGGCTTCAACTTTGACAGCCTAGTCATATGTCCAATTTCTTTTTCAAGATGCGCGACCTTTGTAAGCGTGTCATTAACGCCTGCTGTGGCATTTGCACGAGCAACGTCACGACGAATACCATACAATGCGTTCAGCAAGTTGGTGCGCGTGTGTAGGTTTGCAGAAAACGTGTCTCTTGCGGAAGCCATTACTGCCAATGGCTTCTGGAACTCATTAACACTGACATCAGTGGTAAGATCCAAAGAAGTAACTGCTTCATTAATTGCTGCTTGTACAGCGTTTGCCTTGCGTAGTGTAATTTTCATGTGCCTATGTTCCTATGTGCTGTTGTTTGTTGTGTTGTACTTAATATAGCATTACATACAGCAGAGGTCAACCTCTATTTACAGCGTTGTATAGTTTTTTGCCAAAAGAAAAGGCCCCGTAGGGCCTAATCTTATTTTCTTGTGGTTAAATTTAGCTAAAGCTAAGGTTACCAGTTGTAACTCCAACAACACCCAAGTAGTCTGCTGCGTTACCAAGTGATGACGCAGTGTTTGTTAGTTCAACATAACCATAACGTGTCATGAAGCTAACTACTGGCTCGAATGTTTGTGGATCAAGAACAACGCCGGAGCTCATAAGTGGGATGTATGGGCAATAGAAAGCCGCTGCATCTGATTCACTTGTTCCTTTGTAACCAATGATCACATCATCTGAAGTTGCATATGTGTTAACATATACCTTCATTGCGTTATTGATAGTACCAACCATTTTAGTGTTAGTTGGTGCTTCAAATGTGCCTTCAGTAGTACGAGCAAATGCCGAAGTAGTTGCTGACTGTAGAAGTGTAAGAACAGTTGGTGAAACCACTGCCCAGTTACCTGCACCGCGACGTGTACGCTGAGCAATTAGGTTTGATACTCTGTTGATCTGAACAGCTAGTGCAGCGTGCTCGTCACCAACGAAAGTAGCAGTACCAGATACTGCTGCTTGGTCGTAAGTTTCTACAGCAGATCCCGCTAGTGAGCGAAGGCTACGTAGTACTTCTTGGTCGATTTCAGCAGTAATTTCTTGTGCAAGAGCAGCCATTATTTCTGCTTCTACATCAATGCCATGCATTGCTTGTGCGTCTTGTGCAGCTTCGAAAGTCCAACGTGCTGATAGCTTACGTGATTTAGCTTCAACAGTCTGCTTGAGAATCTGGATAGACATCTTATTACCTGCAACGCCTTCAAGCGATGAAGTATTTGCTGGGCGTCCGTTGCCAGTGCCGACGTTACCGGAGTAACCTTCAGCAATTTTGAATGGACTTAGTGCTTCTTCACCAGCTGTTACGTTTCCACCAGTGGCGTCAGTGAAGTTGTCACTGTAACGTACACGTAGAGTGTGGATCTGTGATACTGGACCTTGCATCGGCTGTACACCAACAAGTTCGTTTGCAATAACAGTAGGCATAACACGTCTAATCACTGGAAGGATTACACGGTGTAGTGTTGCGATATTACCAGCAGAAGTGGCTCCAGCAGTTGCACTTTCCGAAAGATACCTACGGGTATTTTCCAGTGTAACATTCATCACTGCTTTTTTGTTGCCTGCAAGGCCTTCAAGAAGGGCACCCTTGGTCTCCTGCCATCTACTTTCTAATAGTTCTGACATTTTTGATTCTCCTTATTTCAATCCTGCAAGACGACGCATGTCTAATACATTTGTGTCTGCTGTCGATGTCATGTGTTCTTGTTTACGATTGCCTGTGATTTCTTTGCCTTCTTTAAGGGTTGCCTTTTTTCTTGTTTGAGTATTACCGTCAATTACTGATGGAAGATACTTGTTAAACGAACTTTGCAGTCTGTTTGTTTGTACCGACTCTAACAAGTCATTCATTATTGCCTTCTGTCCCTTACTTAGGGGACCAGTGAGGTCGTTTAGTACTTTTGCTCTGTCTCTAGATTCAACTAGGTGCTTGACTTCGTTATTCTTTGATTCTGCTAAGTGCTTTGCTTTAACGGCAAAGGCTTTAGCTTCTGCAAGCTGTTTGTCTTTTGCATCAAGTACTTTTAGTAGTTTCTTGGTTTCTGACTTCTCATTTAAGTGACTGTTCAGATATTCACCAGCAAACGCCTCAAATATTTTACGACCGAAGTCGTTCATGCGTGCAACTTCAATATCTTCTTTGAGTTGAAGAATTTCGGAACGTAGTCCCTTTTCAACTGTTTCAGATAATGCAGTTACGCTTCTCTTAATGAAGTCTTGCTTAACTTTAGCAAAGTGCGATTTTGATTCTCTTACGAGACGTACTTTAGTTTCTGCAAGGTCATTTTTGTCTTCCTGGAATTCAGCAAGTTCTTTTGCAAGTTGTTCTACAACAAAATCTTCAAGTACAGCAAACTTAGTTGCTGTTGTCTTTTGATCGCTGTGTAGTTCAGAAATTTCACCAGCAAGTTGTTCCATTACAAAGTTCTTCATTAATTTTGCGTCTTCACGCATTTTAATTGCATACTTTGCTTTAGCTTCAGCTAGCTGTTTACGGTCTTCATTGAATTCTACCATTTCCTCTGTAAGCTTTTCGCTTACAACAGTATCGATTGCTTCGATCATAGCACTTTTATCATGCTCATATTTCTTAGCGAATTCTTCACGAAGTTCCGATGTTACCTGTTTGCGGTTTTCTACAACCTTAACGTCCCAGGCTTCTTGAATCTCTGATTTCATTTGCTCAGATATCGCGTCACTCTCTAAAAGGGCTTTTAGTGCTTCCATTATTTTCTCCTTTTAATTGAGTCTGTCTATTATGTTCAATAGACTCTCTGCAATGTATTTTTGTGCCTGTGGGTTGCCTGTTACTTCTTTACTTCGCATAAATGCTTTATAACCGCCTCGTTCGTTCATGAGGTGCTCATAAATTGGTGTTGGGTATGCACCCGGAGCACTTGGTTGTGCCACTACATCAACAGTAATAATTTCAAATTCTGATACTTCGCCGGAGCCGTCTTCTTTGACGTTACCACTTCCACGCGATGAGACGCCTAGTTTAACACTTGATTCAAGCATTATTTGAACTATTTGTCCCATCGGTGTAGGAAGTATCTTTAGTTTACCATAACCGTTTGGGCCATCCATCCACATTTCTGTGATCATATGACTTACACGGTCTAGGTTGATATTAAGGCCTTCTGGATGGTCTACTTCACCGAGAACTGAGTATCCTCCGCTAACTTGGTCGTTAAGAGTTCTGACAGCCCTGCCAATTTCATTTACGGGATACACACGTTGATTTGCGTTACGTATTCCACCTTGGATGACAATACCCTTCATGTGAAGGGATTTGCCATCTCCAGTAGACTCAACTACTATTTTAGCTTGGTCGAAACTAAGACTCTCTGTTAAGAAATTCATCTGTTGTCCTTACCTTCTTGCCTTACTTCGAGCGCACAGTAGTTTTGATTGTACTACCTGCACCCTTGTCGGCAGTTTCTGGCTTGCCTTTCTTTTCGGCGCCATGACCTGGTTCAGTCTTCTTAAAGGAAGATTTACCAGCCTTCCCGCCTGGAACGTTTATATTCCCTGCGTTATCTGTTTTTGGGTTACCTTTGAATACACTCTGGCCTTTTAGGTGACCTTTGTTTGCTTCAGTTGGTGTTTCTGTGTCTGTACGTAGTACGTTTGCAGTTGTTCCGCCCATATCATTCTTTGTAGCAACAGTTGACTTTGTGTTTGTGCCATTGTCGCCGCCAATCTTGGAACCTAAGTCGCCGCCTTGAACTTTTTCAACGTATTCACGCATTTGCTCGCCTGCGCTCTTAGGACCTCTTGGTGATTCTGAATTTGTTGATTCATAAGCAAACGATTCTTCTTCTTTGTCATCAAAAGGATTATCGTCTTCTTCGTCGCCTTCTTCTTCGTCGCCTTCTTCTTCTTCTTCGTCGCCTTCATCATCGCTGTATGCATTTGATTCGTCGTCGTCGCTAGTGCCATCAATCATGTTTTGAAATTCAGCTCTTAGCTTTTCTAGTGCATCTCCCATGTCGTCAATGACATCCATTGCGTCGTCGCTGCCTTCGTCGTTCATGTCGTCCATGCCGTCCATTGGATCCATTTCGCTGTCGTCATCGTCTGCGCTAATGTCGCCCATCATGTCATCAGTGGCGTCACCACCCATCATTGATGGATCTTCCTCTGCCATGTTGTTTAGACCAAACATTTCGTCAAGGTCTTCGTCGTCGTTGTCGCTTGATTCAGATACTTCGTCTTCATCGTCATCGTCATCTTCAGCTTCGTTGGTTTCTTTGTCCCAAGGCGCTTTTTTAAGTGTTACTTTTTTCTTAGGTTCACTGTCGGCCTTGTCAAATGCACGACGGTTGTCGTCTTCATCTTCGTCAAGGTCGTCTTCTTCTTCTTCATCTAGATCTTCGTCGTCTTCGGACTCGATGATATTTTGGTAAATTGCTCTTGATTTCTCTACTACGATTTCGTGAAATAATTCTTCGGCGCCGGCTTTGTCTTCGTTAATAAGACGCTCGACCATTTGTTCAAATTTGCTACGTTCAGTCATGTTGTTCTCCTGTATGTCCAAGGCTGTCAATTGTATTTACATACAATCGAAAAAAGTATGCTGAAACGGGCTCAAACGAGCCCATTCGTTTATTTACCTTATACAAGTTGAAATTTCTTCTTAAAGTTTTCAACTGTTATATGGGTTAAATTAGATATTCCTATTAATGTGTCTGGTATAAATGAGGTTGCTGTTGCAATTACACGTATGTATTTAATTTTTGTATTTTGCTTAATGCAGGTTGTTGTTTGTTTTTGCCAATTTCCAAAGTATGTTGCTCTATCATTTACTTTTTTATAGTTAACAGAACCCGAATATATATTGTTTACCAACTCATTTTTGTTTCCAATACCTGCATAATCAAATCCTAAAATATAAATTGTTTTATTTTCATGTGTACTTGCTAAATTTAATGCGCTAGGACCGCTGCTCCAACCTTGTGAAGGATTAAACAAATTTAATCCACTGATCTCTTTTGAATATTTATTTGTATTAGTCCACACCGAATGTAGTTTATGGTATCCAGCAGTTGTAATTTCTCTAATCATTTTAGTATCAACTGCAACCAAGTAGTCGGGCGAAAATTCTCTATACAATGCGTTACATCCGTATGTAATTCCGTGAAGTGCAAGGTCTGCAGGATTGATACTTTGGCGACTAACCCCGTTGCCTAGCACAAATGCAACATTGGTATCTGTAGTGGCCGGAATTGGATTATCAACAATTAAATGTTGTTCACGGATTGACGTTTTTTCGGCGCGCTTTCTATCTTTGCGCTGTTGCTTTGTTTCGTTTGGTAAAAAATCTTTTGTCAAAAGAATCTCCTTACAATGGTGGCTGCTCTTGCATCTGTGCAGCAATACCGTACATTGCTTTAACATGAACCAAATCTTTGTTGGCTTCTTTTCTGTGCATATCGTCAGCACGTCTTGCTTTGTTGATGTCTTTCAGCGTAAGTCTTGTCTTGCGCGTATCGTCAATGTCGACAATAGAATCGTCTTCGCCTGCATCATAACGTTCGTCGTCAACAGGTTCCATTGTCTCTTTATCAAAGTAATATAATTCACGTATTATCATACTATTATTTATGACCCGAACGGCGCATCGCCGCCTTGCGCACCTGCAGTTGGTCCACCAACTGCACTTGTATCACCAGTTGTATCGTCTAACTCTATATCAGAGTCTGGCCCATCTGCCATACCCATGTCTGTGCTAATGTCGGCGCCGGTGATTCCTGCATCTCTCATCTGAGCGCTCGAATCTTGCTCTCCAGTTTCAAACTCGTCCTCATTCTCTTCTCTCCACAGTCTTTCGTTTGTGGCAATTTCTTCCTTAGACAATCCAAGAAATCTTTCTAATGCAAAACGGTTGGAAATAAACGGAACAGCTTGCATGGATGTGAATGTTGAAATTCTGTTGCTGTCAAGTTCTGCTTGACGATAACTTGCAAAGTTTTGTGGTGGCTGTAATTTTAAATCAAACATTGCAACATCAATGTTGATGCCTTTTTGATTGAGATACAACTTAAATTCTTTGTTGAATACTTCAGCAATTAGGCTTTGTAATCTCTCGCAATAGTTGTTAAAACGCAGCTCTTGAATATAAGCAGTACCGACACGGCCGTCATTGAATTGGCTTGCACTGTCGTCGGCACCAGTTGGAAGATACGAACTAGGAATACGCAGACCACGTAACAACTTGTTAGTAAAGTATCTTAAATCGTCAATTTCACCAAGGTTTGTACCGCCTGGTAGTGTTTCAACTTTTGATCCTCTGCCTTCAGCAGTTTGTGGAAAGAAGTAGTCTTCATTGATCGATAACGGATTGTAGCTGCTGTCTATGACAGTTTGGCCTCCGCCTGTCTTTGATGGAATTCTTCTTTGGTGAATTTCTGTTTTTACTCTTTCCACAAACTGCATAGCAAGGTGACTTGGCATGTTGCCAACGTCTACATAAAATACTCTGCGCTCTGGCGCACGCTGAACGCGGTAGATGATGATTGCATCTTCTAGTAATTCTTTTTGCTTGTAAACCTTAAAAATACTTTCCAGCAAACTGTTGCCAAACGGATAGTTTTGGTCCATGCCTTCACTGAGTGACATGTGTATTACATGTTCTGCATCAACTGCTGTTTCGTTGGATTCGTTTGAAAAGCGACTGGTATTTGAATCAGGAGTGCTGCCTGGTGCACCTCCGCCGGATCCGCCTGCTGGGCCTCCCATTCCGCCTGCGCCCGATGGTCCATACGCATTAGTGGTATTAAGTTTTGTTGCTGACAAGCTTTCAAATGATATATTTATATCCTTGACTATATATTGTTCTGGGCGCTTACCTTCACTTTCGTTTACAATTATTTTAGTTAAACTAGCAGTATCAACATGGAACCACTTTTTAGTTTCTGGATCTCTGATGAAAAATTGGTCGCCGTACTTGAAAATGTTTCTAATAATTTTAAACATACGAGTTTCAAACTCTTGTAGCTTGGCCCAACGATGCAGGTATTGACTTAGAATTTGAACTTCGCTGTTGGTTGGCGAACCGTTGTATGCAATCTTAAACGGTGTATTATTTTCTTTGTTCTTTTGAGTACAAAATTCAGCAAGAATGTCCAAGGCAGCATTGATTTCTGAATCGCTGTCCATAGTGTTATACTGGCCGTAGCGTTCGACCCTGTTTGGATTTCCAACATACACATCTGGAAGATGTGAGCTATAGTTGGATGCTGCTGGGCCGAGCCCTTGTCCTTTTGAAAAGCTAAACGGGCTATAACTGCCGCTTTGGTTTGTGCTTGTTGGAACTGGGGTGAAATATTTTTTCCACGACATATTATGTTACCTTACTTTTTATTATAATCCTGCGCCCTTGAACATATCTGATCCAAGTCCGCGCACGCTTTTTCTTGTTCTTTCCTGAACGTTAACACCTTGTTGTGTGGCTGTCAGTAGTCTTATTATGTTACTATTTACTTCATTTAGCTTGTCAATCACGCCCGTCTGGTTATCTGATAACGCTGACAATGATGTTCTTTTTTGATCATCAGAATTATCTAATTCCGATGTTCTTTTTTGACTGTCAAGAAACTGTTCTAACATTTTTTTTGTATCAGTGTCGCGCGCCGCTACTGCCTCTGTGTTGTGCAACATTCCCGGCGTTCCTCTGCTGAAACTCTGGAAACCGTTTGTAACATTTTCAACCGATTCAAGTAGTCTATTAGATTGATTGCTATACAACTTTGACAACATGTCACTTGCACTGGTCAAAGACGAGCTGCTTTCAGCAGCTTGACTGATTTGATTATCATACAACTTTGACAACATTTCACCTGCACTGGTCAAAGACGAGCTGCTTTCAGCAGCTTGACTGATTTGATTGCCATACAACTTTGACAACATTTCACCTGCACTGGTCAGAGACAAACTGCTTTCAGCAGCTCGATCAGCTTGACTGATTTGATTGCCATACAACTTTGACAACATTTCACCTGCACTGGTCAAAGACGAGCTGCTTTCAGCAGTGTGGCTAGCTCGGGTGTCTAGATTGTCATAAAACCTTTCTAACATTTTGCCTGCATTAGTATATGGTTCAAGAAGTTGACTGGTTTGACTAGCTCGGGTGTCTAGATTGTCATAAAACTTTGCCAACATTTCGCCTGCTTTGGACAGAGGAGAATTGCGTGCATCGGAGAGAGTAGGTTGTACTTCTTCTGTGTTGTACGACATTTCAGGAGTTCTGCTACTAATATTATCATGACTGCTTGTTGGTTTGTGATTGTTATAAAACTTTGCTAACATTTCGCCTGCTTCGGAATCACGAGGTACAACTGCCTCTGAGTTGTGCAACACTGCAAGAGTTCCGCTGCCGAACTCTTGAAAACCGTCCGTGCCTTTTGAAAATCCTGGGGCTGCTGCTAATAAATCCCCAATCTCGTTATTTCTTGCAATGTATGCGTCCATTGTCGGCTGAGAGGTAAACATACCTGGGGCAGCAATTCTAGCTTCAAGGTTAGCCGATTCTGCTCTTAATGCAGCAGCCATTGCTGCCATAGCGTCCGGGCCTAGTGAGTTGTTTTCAAATGCTCTTTCTTGTTGGGCTTCGCGGCGTTCGTCCTGGGGGCGATTGCGAATAAAGTATCCAAGGAACCCCTCATTAAGAGTATCTATTAGATTAAGCATTTGATCTTCTATAAATAACACCATAGATTGGAGCATTTCTTGTGCTCTTGAATCTCCCCATAGATCCGAGATTTCATCCATAATATAGTTAGACACATTTACAAATGCATCACTAATAGAATCCAGTAATTCTTGATTTTGAAATAATCTAGTAAATGCTCCTGCTATCATGCTGCCAAAATCTTGTACTTCCTCAAGCAATGCTTTCCACAAACCGTCTTCTCCTATATTGTCTATGAAATTTTTGCCCCAATCAACAATTACGCCAAATGCTGTTCCAACGCCCTCAAGCACTCCCTGGAATCCATCTGATTTAAGATAGTTGGCTACCCACCTTAGTCCTCCGGTAAATATACCAGTTTCGCCAAATAAATATCTCATAGTATCAGTAATAGCGTTTCGCATTGTAGAAAATGCACCAGTACCGCCAGATCCAAACGCTTCCATCATGTCTGTGCCAATTTGTCCAAGCTCTGTTGCAAACGCACTATCTATAAATGTAGAAAATATAAAGGATCTAAGATCAGCCAATGCTTGCTCAAACTTGCCCAGGGTACCCGTTACTCTGTCAACCCGACGTTGTTCTGCTTCTGCTTCTGCTGAGTTCATGTTTATCATAGTTGAAAACTCATGAGTGTCGTCAACCATTTGTGCCATTGCTCCTTGAACGCCGCCCATTCCTCTAAGAACTTGCAATGTTGCATCTGGCATTTGTCGTGCAAAACGCTGTAAATTTGGTTGAACATTGTTTGCCATGTAGTCTACATATTCTGCCTGGCTAACTGATCCTTCTCCAACACGTTGCATAAATTGAGTTATTCCCGGAACTGCATTTTGTAATGCGCGCCCTAGGTCAGATTGTGCCACGCCGTCACTGAGATCCAACAACGACTTGTGGAATCCTGGCAAAGAAGTTTCCTGTAAAGTGTAAATTGCTCTAAGTTCTTCGGCCTTGGCTGCGCCTAGTTGTTCTTCTACTCTTGCAAGTTGATTGCGAACTTGTCCGTCAGTTTGCAGCGCTGCTTGAGATTCCATTAGAGCATCGCGCTGTTTGCCTGTTAGTTTAGCAAGCTTGTCCAGTTGCATGATATATTCAGCAGCACCTGCTTGGGTAGCAGCGTCGCTTCTAATATTTCTTCTTCCTCGCATGGTTTCCAATGTCATGTAACTAATTAGGCCTTCGTTGACATTTTCCATTGTCATACCCATTTCGAAGAAACGCTGGCCGATGCCCATACGCACGTCTCTGCTAAACTCGCCAATGAGTTTGGCTCCACGAGTTGTGCTGCCGCCAAACCTAGCTAGTTCTTCGCTGTTGCTTCTAACCATGCCTACAAATTCGTCTAAGCCCATTGAAGCATCAACGCTGGTTCTTACCATATCAGCAAGGCTGTTGTTGAAGCTTGCTCCTGCAGAGCTTAGATCTCTAAATTGGTCAACTGTTTTGTCAACAAAGTTTACAAATCGAGTTATTTTGCCGCTGCCTAACAGCATGCTGGAAAAGTCGCCAAGTCTATCACCGGTTATCAACAGCTTGTCAGCAAATGTACCAACTGCACCAATAGTTGCTGTTGTTGCTTTAGAAAGTTTTCCTTGGTCCTTGGTGCTTTCTTTTAAAGATTTATTATGAAGATCTCTTAATCTTTGTTCAATTGAGTC